GGCTAACGGCAACTCTATTTTGGACAATGCCTACAATTCAGCATTCGGAATACCACACGGAAGCGTAGAGGTAGAGGACACGAACAACCAGTTCGCAGATAGCGAGATTGTCATAGATACTCCGTTTGCTGCTACCATCACCAATCGCATCAACTCCAATACCACCTTCGAGGTGATTCAGATGTTCGATGCAGAGGGCAAGCCTATCGACTCACCACCACGCCTGTTGTACTACAAGGGCTTGAATGGCACCTCGAACTACTACATCTTCCGTAGCACCGATGGCACGTTCCAATCGCAGATTGAGTACCCCATCTTCAACGTGACGTACGATAGCACGTTCACCGCAACATACGGAATACCGCAGGTAGAGGGAACCAAGCCACCAAAGAGCAACCTACTCACTGACTTCTACGCTACCTACCTGCTTGAGTTATATGCAAGCGATGCAGTGATGATGGAGGTCAGTATAGTGCTTGAGCCTTCGGACTTGTTCTTGCTGAACCTGAACGACCAAGTGTACTACGATGGTGAGTATTGGCGCATCAACAAAATCATGGGCTACGACCCTGACAAGATGACGGGCAAGGTGGAGCTATTCCGTGCCTCGTTTGTGAACTCATCGCTCTGCGCTAGTACGGTGACCAGCCTGAATAACAATGGCACGGTGACCTTCAGCGGTGCCGCTACGCAGCAATGCTGCGAGTTCTACGGCTACAAGTGGAGCGACAATACGTGCTACTGGCGCACCAGCAAATACGTTGCGTCTAAATCAAAGGGATTGGTTGGGCTTGAGAAAGCACCAATCGCCAACGTAACCACCAACACCACCCGCCCTACGAATACGCAGTATTGGTACGAGGCCGTGAGTGACCTAGAGGATACTACGTTTAGGTGTGTACCGCTGCACAACTACGCCACTCCGCTATTCGATATGGCTGAGGGTGACCATCAGGTGGTACGCATTACGATGACGTGCCAGACGTACTCTTATCAAACTGACTACACGATTGTGCGGGGAGCAACAGGCGATACGATACACGGACTTCACAACACAGGCTCTGACCGATACAACATAAGCATCGAAAAGGTAAACGGCTTTGCATCGTTCTTGCAACTCAACCATCAGGGAGGTACGCAAGTGGCTGAAACTTGGAGTGTAATCGCCACAAGACAACAGGTGTTATGAATATAGGTTCTTTAATTACTGGTCTAAAGGGTGACCACTTCGGCATCTGCGAGGAGATTGAAATCTCAAAGGGCAAGTGGGAGGTCATTGAAAGCTGGGCAGAAGCGAAGCAACAAATCAAGAGGCAATGGCAGTCGAGAAAGTTATAAAGCTGAAGGTTGAGAATGGGGAAGCCCTACTCAACGTAGAGGAGCTAAACAAGGCACTCGGTCAGACCAACAAGGAAGCCGATGCTCTGAACGAAACAATGGACTCTGCAACGGAGGCCGTAGACAAGTTCACGGGTGGTGCAGCCTCTGGCTTCAAAGCCGTAGTGGGAGGCGTTCAGACATTCCTCAAGTCATTGACTACCCTCAAGGGTGCGATAATCGCTACGGGCTTAGGTGCGCTTGTAGTTGCGCTTGGTGCTTTGTTTACCTACTTCACCCAGACCTCTCGTGGTGCGGATAAGTTCGCTGAGATTATGGGCGGGGTATCTGCTGCCGTCAAGGTCGTAATAGACCGTGTAATCGGTTTAGGTGAGTCGCTTGTCAAGTTGTTTAGCGGTGACTTCAAAGGTGCGGTAGAGGGCGTTAAAAACGCATTCAAGGGCTTAGGTGATGAGATTGTACGAGAGACCAAAGCAGGTGCAGCGTTAGCAAAGCAGCTTGATGACATCGAAGACCGTGAGCGTGACCTCATTAAGATGCGTGCTGAGGCTAACCGAGAAATCGCTAAGGCCCGTATCATCGCAGATGATGAAACCAAGAGCATCGAGGAACGCCAGAAGGCAGTCCGCAGAGCGTTTGACCTTGAGAATAGCGTAGCAAAAGCCGAGCAAAAGAATGCTCAAGCCTATGTCAAATATCTAAAAGACCGCATTGCGTTAGGTGAATCTACGGATGAGGACTTGCGTAACTTGGCAGAAGCAGAGGCTAAGGTCAACGACCTCCGCACAGAATCACTCCGTAGGCAGCGCAGGCTTGAGACCGAGCTTAAGGGCTTGCGTAACGAATCCAAAGTCGCAGCAGAGGAGGAGGCAAAGGCTATCGAGGAGCGTGAGAAGAAAGCATTTGAAGCAGCAACTGAACGCATCAAGGTAGAGCGTGAGGTAGCCGAGATTGAAAAGAAAACGGCAGCAGAGCGCAAGCTCCAGCAATCGCAGAACGTAAATGCGTACAACGATATGCTAGCGCAGATGAAGGCTGCTACTGGTACTGCCCAGCAACAAGAGCTTGCCGCAGCCAATCAGCAGTATATGCAGCTTCTAACCTTAGCCATCAAAGCGGGTAAGGACACGACTGAAGTGACTGCCGTATACGAGCAGAAGAAGAATGAAATCAAAAAGAAGTACGCTGATGAGGCTCGTGCTTTGGAGATTGCACAGGCGGCTCAGTCTGTTGAATTGGTTTCTCAATCGTTTGGTGCTATCGCACAACTCACGGAGGCACTTGGTAAGGGCAACGAGAAGAACGCTGAAAAGACCTTTAAAATCACAAAGGCTCTGCGTATCGGTGAGGCAGTAGCCAGCACCGCTGCTGCTATTATGACTCAGCTCGCAGTACCACAGGATGCACTCACGGGTGCCAACTTCGTAAAGGCTGGTATTGTTGCGGTAACAGGTGCAGCACAGATAGCAACAATTGCCAATACCAAATTCCAAAAGGGTGGAGGTTCAAGCGGTCGTACATCGCAGCCATCAATCCCAACCTCTACGCCTACGGCCCAGCCACTCACGCCCAACATTCAGTTCGGAGCCACAGAGAACCAGCTCGCTGGGTTGCTTGGTCGACCGATGAGGGCTTACGTTGTAAACCAAGACATCACAAACGCTAACCAGCTTGAGCGCAGAATACGCTCCAGCGCAACAATCGGAGGATGAAAATCTACGAACTAATACTGGAAGATGACAAACTGATGGGAGTAGATGCCATCAGCATCGTTGAAAGCCCTGCTATCGAGGAGCAATTCATTGCACTATCGAAGCAGCAAATCCAGTTCAAGGTACAGAATGAGGACAAGCGAATCCTAATCGGAGCGGCACTCGTACCCAACAAACCCATCTACCGATACGATGACAAGACGGGTGAGGAATACTATGTGTACTTCAGCCCTGAGACCATCCGCAAGGCGAGTGAGTTATATATGATTAAGGGAAACCAGAACAATGCAACACTCGAACACGCAGAGGAACTGAACGGACTGAGCGTAGTAGAGAGCTGGATTATCGAGGATGAGAACAACGACAAGAGCCGTGCTTACGGCCTAGAGTACCCTGTCGGTACTTGGGTTGTGATGATGAAGGTCAACAACGAATCCATCTGGACGGAGTACGTCAAGGAGGGTAAGGTCAAAGGCTTCTCCATTGAGGGATGGTTTGCCCAGCGTGAGTCGGTTCGTGCCGAAGACCTGCGAGATGCCCTTGCCCAAATCGAGATGGCAGAGGCCGAGCATATCGCAGAGCAGTACATCTTGGGCAGTGTGCGTGCCATCATCAAAGAAGACAAGCGCAAGAAAAGCGGCAAGCGGTTGGAGATGGAGTCGTATGCCGACTACCCTGATGCGGTCAGCAACAATGCGCAGAAAGGCATTGAGCTTAACGAGAAGAACGGCAACAAGTGTGCTACCCCTGTGGGCAAGATACGAGCGCAGCAGCTCGCACAAGGCAAGCCCTTGTCGGTAGAGACCATCTCACGTATGCACTCATACCTATCAAGAGCCGAAGAATACTACAACGAATCCGATACGGAAGCGTGTGGCACTATCTCATACCTGCTATGGGGTGGGCTTGCTGGCAAGCGTTGGGCAGAATCTAAACTCAAAGAACTCGGTAAAATATGAAGGGTTTCAATCAGGGGCCTAAGCCCCCCGTACCACAGAACTCCACCAGAGGTTGCCTATGCCCTGATGGTAAGACTTACTCTCGCAGATGCTGCGACAAGAACGATATGCAAGCACAAGGCATAGGATTCATCGGTGGCAAAGCGCAGGAGTAAAATACCCAATTTAACTAATAACAATTTTTTAGGTATGAATCTGCAAGACGTATTCAAGAAAATCGAGTTGGCTCTCACCCCAGAGAAGGTGGAGCTGGCTTCTATGTCACTTGCTGATGGCACTATGGTTGAGGCCGAAGTGTTTGAGGCTGGTGCTAACGTATTCCTCGTTGGAGGTGATGGCGAGAAAATCGCTGCACCTGTTGGCGAGCATAAACTTGAAGATGGCCGCATCCTCGTAATCGAAGAAGAAGGCATCATCAAGGAAATCAAAGAGGCTGCTGAAGAAGCAACCATCGAAGTAGAGGTAGAGGCCGCTGAAGAGGTCGCTCCAGAGATGACCATTGCTGACCTTGTAGGCCTTGTAGAAGGACTGCGTGAGGAGGTCGAAATGATGAAACAAAAGATGGCAGAGATGCCAGTCGTTGATGAGGACATCGAAGGTGAGGTTGAGGTAGCTATGGCTGCACAGAAGCCCATCGTTGCTGCTCCCGTAGAGAAAAAGCACGAACTGAAATTTCACATCGGTGCAGAGCGTGTTTCAAATACCAAAGACCGAGTGTTTTCTAAACTTTTCCAATAATTAATTGTAAGCCAAAATGCCTACGACTACTTCAATCACTACTACTTACGCAGGTGAGTTTGCAGGAAAATACATCTCTGCTGCCCTCTTGTCTGGTGACACCATCGCTAAAGGCGGTATCACCGTTAAGCCTAACGTAAAATTCAAGGAAGTCCTCAAGAAGGTCAACCTGAATGACATCGTTAAAGACCAAACTTGTGACTTCACCGATACGTCTACCCTGACTTTGACGGAAGCCATCCTTCAGCCTGAGTTCCTTCAGGTTAACTTGGAGCTTTGCAAAAGCGACTTCGAATCAGATTGGGAAGCCGTACAAATGGGTTACTCAGCATTCGACCAACTTCCTACTTCATTCGTTGACTACTTCATCGGTTACAACGCTGCTAAAGTAGCTGAGTGGGTTGAGAGCAAAATCTGGACTGGTTCAACTGGCAACGCTGGTGAGTTCAACGGATTCCAAACTCTGCTTGCTGCTGACACTACCGTTATCGATGTGACTGCTGCTACTGGTGGTGTTACTGCCGCTAACGTAATCACCGAGATGGGTCGTGTTATGGATGCTGCTCCTAACGCAGTATACGGCAAGGATGACTTGAAGCTCTACGTTTCAACTAACGTATTCAAGGCTTACGTTCGTGCGCTTGGTGGCTTCGCTGCTGCTGGTGTAGGTGCTAATGGTGTTGACAACAAGGGCAACTTGTGGTACGCTAACCAAGAGCTTTCTTTCGATGGCGTGAGCGTATTCCACGCTCCTGGCTTGGGAAGCAACAAGATGGTCTTGGCTCAGAAGTCTAACCTGTACTTCGGAACTGGTCTTCTTTCTGACCACCAAGAGGTTAAGGTCCTCGATATGAGCGACTTAGACGGAAGCAAAAACGTCCGTTTCATTATGCGCTTTACGGCTGGTGTTCAAATCGGCTTCGGTGCTGACATCGTTTACTACGCCTAATTCACTGACTGATTAAACAATGAGGGGGGCTGGGCTTTGCCCTCGCCCCCTTTTTTAATTCCAAATAAAAAAAACAATGTCTTGTTCAGTTTCTTTAGGCCGCATCGAGCCTTGTAAAGACCAAGTAGGTGGACTCAACTATGTCTACTTCATCAACTCAACTGCTGCCCTTACGGTTGACTATGACACCGCCAACACGGATGTCATCAGCCAACTTGCTACCGCAGCGGTATCAGCATACGCCTACGAATTGAAGGGAACTTCAAACTTCGAGCAGGCTATCAATTCAAGCCGTGACAACGGCACGACCTTCTTCGAGCAGGTGTTGAACATCGTACTCAAGAAGCAAGATGCCGACACGACCCGTCAAGTAAAGCTCCTCGCTTGGGGCAAGCCTTATGTTGTCGTTGAAGACAATAACGGAAACTCTTGGTTTATGGGCTTGGAACACGGCTCAGAAGTCACAGGCGGTTCTATCGTAACTGGTGCTGCTATGGGAGACCTTACGGGCTACAACGTAACCTTGACTGGTCAAGAGCGTGAGCCTGCAAACTTCCTTAAAGGAGCCGTTGCAAACAACCCGTTTGCTGGTCTTGCTGGAACGAAGCCTACGATTATTCGAGGGTAATTCGTATATTCGCATCGTACTGCTGAACGGAGCAGGACGTATTTAGGATGGATGAGGGGGCTTCGGCCCCCTTTTTCTTTTGACTCATTCCCCACTTTGTACCGAGTTGGGGTTATTTAGGTATGATTTTCCTATCATATAATGCCCAGCAGGACATCACTTTGCCCATCCGTGACTGGAAGTACGGCAATGATGACCTCACAAACTACGGAGACTACTGGCGAATCCAAGCCAAATTCATCAACAAGGACACACGGGAAGTCATCACGTACACGCTCGTAGACCCATCATTCGATGAGGACACCAGAGAGCTTACGTTTGAATACAATAGCGCAAACCTCGACCAAGAGGTGCCGTATGTGATGCGCCTCGAAGACCAACGCTACGCAGCAGGAGTCGCAAACGAATACGAAGACCGAGTGATTGCAGATGCGGGAACGATAGAATCACTAACTTGCGTTACAAATGAACTCACCGCACTTGGAGCAAACGATTCAAAGGTCTTGGCTATCGACAAGATTTATATGCTACCTAGCGGTCAGACCATCGGAACCTACCAACCCGTGCTGCAAACTACCGAGCGCACAATGAATAATGACTTTGTAATTTATGGAGAGTAATATCCGCCTTCTTAATCTGGCATCATACACCACACCACAAGTGAGCGAGAACCCTCGCTTGAGTTGGGTTGAGTATGGTGATGATAATGACTTCTTCGGTTACCTCATCGACCTGTACAACGCCAGCCCTACCAACAATGCCGTCATCACGGGAATCATCGATATGATTTATGGCAAGGGTATTGATGCGGTAGACCCTGCTGCAAACCCTGCGGGATATTTAGAGCTGAAGCGACTCATCCAACCTGAGCAGCTTAAGCGTGTGGTCAATGACTTCTATATGCTTGGCAACGCAGCCTTTCAGGTCATCTACACCGCTGACAAGAGCAAGATTGCAGAGGTATACCATATGCCTGTCGAGACCTTGCGTGCTGAGAAGTGCAACGAGGAGGGTGATATTGAAGCATACTACTACGCCTACGACTGGACTAAGGTGCGTAATAAGACGCAAGCAGAGCGCATCCCTGCCTTCGGGTACGGAGCAGCAGGCGAGAAGGTAGAAATCCTTTATATGCGCCCCTATCGCAGCGGCTCGTACTACTACTCCCCCGTTGACTATCAAGGCGGTCTTCCATACGCAGAGATGGAGCAAGAGATAGCGAACTACCACATCAACAACATCAAGAACGGACTCGCTCCGTCTATGATTATCAACTTCAATAACGGCATCCCACCGCAAGAGGAGCAGGATAATATCGACTTCGCCATCAAGCAGAAGTGGAGTGGTAGCAACAATGCAGGCAAGTACATCTTGGCGTTCAACGATGATAGCCAGAAGGCGGCTACGGTTGAGCCTGTAAGCCTATCGGATGCCCACCTTCAGTACGAGTTCCTTTCAAAGGAATCAACGAGCAAGATTCTAGTAGCCCACCGCATCACCTCACCGATGCTCTTTGGTGTAAAGGACAACACGGGCTTGGGTAACAATGCAGATGAGATTAAGAACGCATACAACCTTTTGGACAATGCGGTAATCCGCCCCAAGCAAGAGGAGCTTGCAAGTGGCATTGACAAACTGCTTGCCTACAACAAGGTCAACCTAGACCTCTACTTTAAGACTTTGACTCCTGCTGAGTTTGCAGATGTCAAAGAGGTAGGCGATGAAGTATCTACGGAGGTCGTTGTAGACACCCCCGCTGGAGACGTACAGGAAGAACTCATCCAGAAGGAGGCATCGTACAACGGAGCGCAGATTGCAAGCTCGTTGGATATTATGCGTGCCGTGAGCGAGGGAGTCCTTACACAAGACCAAGCCATCACGTTCCTCGTACAAATGCTTCAGTTTGAGCCAGAGGTTGCACAAGCCCTTTTTGTAGGTAACTCATCAGCGGTAATCACGCAGATGAAAGCACAGAAAGGAGGAGGGGATAGCCGCCCTTTTCTTCAGGAGGAGCTTGCTGCTGAATTGGTAGCCAAGCTCCAAGAGATTGGAGAAAGTGAAGAAGACCTACTCAAAGAGTTTGAGATGGTCGATGCTGAGCTTGTCGATGATGAGGAGGCGGAGTACGATGTAGAGGCATACCTCAACTCACGCACCGAACTAGCTGCTCAGGATAAGAGCGAGCAAGATACGGAGCGTTACAAGGTACGCTACTTCTACACCATCGGTACCCGCAGAAGCCCTAACGGCTCAAGCCGTGTGCTATGCTCTACGCTGATGAATGCAGCCCGTGTATACCGCAAGGAGGACATCGAGCAGCTTAGTTCTAACGGAGGCGCAGAGGCGCAAGGGAAGCCGTATAGCGTATGGCTCTACAAGGGTGGTGCTAACTGCTACCATCGCTGGGAGCGCAGGGTATACCGCAAGAAACTAACCAAAGACGGCAAGATTTGGGGAGGCGGAACGCTTAACGGCACCGACATCATCAACGTGAATGAGGCGGTACGTCAAGGCTTCAAGCTACCCAAGAACGCTAAGGCGGTTGCTATTGCACCCATCGAGTCGGACTATCAAGGGTACACCGCTGAGTACGCCCGTGAACACGGGATTCCCAAATAGTCGCAACATCTGATTCTTGAGGTTTATTAGTTATGGCATACGCCCTTTTTGTATCTCCTGATGACATCGTGAAGCGCACGGGTATCTCTGGTAACGTAGACCGTGACCAGATGGTGCAGTTTATTAAGACTGCCCAAGACATCCACATCCAAGCCCTGCTAGGCACGGCCCTTTACGA